TGGGCTAAAAAATATCCTGAAATAGCACAGATAGTAGAAACTATTGCTGACAAGAAAGCAAATGAAAAGTTTAAAAACGCAGATGCTAGACTAAAAGAATTAGATAAGATAGCTGAAGAAACGTATCGTAATAAAGCAGAAGATGAGATACGTTCTATACATAAAGACTTTGATGAGTTACGTGCTAGTGATAGTTTTCACGAGTGGGCAGAAGAACAACCCAAGTGGGTACAGGATGCCTTGTACGAAAATCAAGATGACCCTAAATCAGTTGTACGTGTAATTGATCTTTATAAGATTGACAACGGTATAGACGTAAAAGGCAAGCGTAAATCTACCAAGGAAGCTGCCTCTGAAGTAAAAACTAAACGTACAACTAAATTAGAAACTAACGACACATCAGGAAGCTTTCGTGAGTCAGATGTGCAAAGGATGACAGCCCAAGAATACGAGGCTAACTCTGATGCAATCATGGAATCAATACGTAGTGGTAAATTTATTTACGATATTTCTGGTGCTGCACGTTAAAAAAGTATTGACAATACACAATTTATATGTATAACTGTGTATGTTAAGACAAGAGTGTAAAGCCCTGATACTATTAGCTACCTTTATACTCTCACTAAACTAAGCCAAACAGTTAAGTTAAGACCTACCTGATAAAGTATAGGCCCAAGTTAACCTGATCAGTATACTTGCACCCTAAAAACATCAGCCCCTTAAAGTAAGTTTGGGCTTACTTCACATAAGCCAGCAAACATCTAAGGAGGATTATATCATGGCTTTTTCATCCGCATCAGGTTATGGGAACTTACCTAACGGTAATTTTAGCCCCATAATCTATTCCAAACAGGTACAGCTTGCGTTCCGCAAGAGTGCCACTGTTGGAGATATTACTAACTCTGATTATTTTGGAGAGATCGCTGCCCAAGGTGATACGGTCAGAATTATCAAGGAGCCTGAAATTTCAGTACAATCCTACACTCGTGGGACCACTGTAACAGCGCAAGACCTTGACGATGAAGACTTTACATTGGTTGTTGATAAATCCAACTACTTTGCTTTTAAGATGGATGACATCGAAGAAGCACACAGCCACGTTAACTTTATGCAGCTTGCCACTGATCGTGCAGCTTATCGCCTAGCTGATCAGTATGACCAAGAAGTTCTTGGTTACATGACAGGCTTCAAGCAGTCTGCGCTACACGCAAAAGCTGATACAGCTAATACCACAGCAAGTGGTGAAAAAGCTGTTTTGACTGCAGGTAATGATGAATTGCTTTCAAGCATGAAGTTGAAAAAAGGTGACTTTGGCAACATCACTACATCGTCTGCAGGAGATCACTCAATTCCACTTGCAGCACGTTTGCCAGGTGCAACAGCAATACCAACTGCAACAGCGTCACCCGCAATGGTTGTCGCACGTATGAAGCGTTTACTTGATCAACAGCAAGTAGATACACAAGGAAGATGGCTCGTAATTGACCCGGTCTTTATGGAAATCCTTTCTGACGAAGATAGTCGCTTTATGAATGGCGATTATGGTGAGTCAGGTGGACTACGTAACGGACTCGTGATTAACAACTTTCACGGCTTCCGTATGTATGTGTCATCAAATTTGCCAGCAGTTGGAACTGGACCAGGAACTACAGGGAATGCGAACCAAAACGCAAACTTTGGCGTTATTGTTGCAGGACACGACAGTGCAGTAGCAACGGCTGAACAGATTAACAAAACGGAAACGTATCGTGATCCAGACAGCTTTGCTGACATTGTTCGTGGTATGCATCTATACGGTAGGAAGATTCTTCGTCCAGAAGCAATCGTTACTGCCAAGTACAACGCAGCGTAAGGGAGGATTGAATTATGGCTACTATTACTATGAGCACAAACTCAGCCTCTACTTCCAATAACGGTGGTACTGGCAACAAGCAGCTTCGTGGCAGCTTGGTAACTTTGCAAAACGATATTGATCTTGCAGATGCTATCCTACAAAATGGTGGTACTGCACTAGCGGCTGATGACATCATCGAAGCTATTGCTGTCCCTGCAAACACTATGATCCTGTACGCAGGTTTCAAAGTTGTTACTGCAATGACAGGTACTACAACTGACTCTGCTTTGCATGTTGGTATTACAGGAACAGACGTAGACTTGTTTGCTGCGTCATTCGACTTAGATGGAGCTTCAGCAGGAGATATTACTCCACCTGCAGGTTTGTCAAGTGGTGTTGTTGCTAACGTACCATCATTTACTGCATCAGCAGATACTATTGACGTAGAAATTCATGCGTCAAGTGGAACTATCACTGGTGGTATCATTCGTGTGTTTGCAGTATGCATTCTCATGGATGAAGTATCACAGTCTAGTTCTGCTAACGAAGTGGACCGTGATCTACTTGCATAACTACTTTAGGGGCTGGCCCAGCGCTGGCCCCTTAAACACATTACTTAGGGTATCATAATGGCGTTAACATTTCTTACACTTACTAATAGTGTTATAACTAGAATGAATGAAGTCGCGTTAACTTCCTCTAGTTTTACTAATGCTAGAGGTATACAAGTGCAATGTAAAAATGCAGTTAATGAGGCTATACGATATATTAATCAAAGAGAATTTGGGTATCCTTTTAATCACGCTTCAGAAACAAAAACATTAACGCCAGGTGTAGTAAGATATTCTGTGCCTACCAGTACAAAGTATATAGATTATAATACAGCTAGAATTAAAAAAAATTTAAATGTTAACGCTTCAGGTAATAATTTAGCTAAACTAAACTATAACGAATACATAACTAAAGAATACGCTAATCAAGAAGATGAAATATCATCTACTACACTAAACGGTTCACACTCATCTTCTGTAACTACCCTTACGCTTACGTCTACCACAGGTTTTGATAGCTCTGGCACAGTCTTTATAGGTGGAGAGCAAGTTACGTACACAGGCATATCAGGTAATGATATTACAGGTTGTACTCGTGGAGCAAATAGCACAACTGCAGAAACACACGCTAGTGGTGTAACTGTAACGCAGTTTGATAGAGGTGGAGTACCTCAATATATTGTACGTACTTTAGACAACAATTATTTGTTATATCCTTTTCCAGACAAACAATATACACTCACCTTTGATTACTTTACATTTCCATCTGATTTATCTGCACACAGTGATACAACCACTATACCTGAAAGATTTGCTCCTGTTGTAGTTGATGGTGCAACAGCATATGCGTATCAATATCGTGGTGAGTTAAATCAATATCAATTAAACTTTGAAAGGTTTAATCAAGGTATAAAAAATATGCAATCGCTTGTTATTAACAAGTATGATTATATCAGGTCAACTAAAATAGATATACCTACAGACTATTCAAATCCTGTTCTTAGAGTTTCTTAAATATGCCAGATAGTTCTCAAACATCTCCTGCAGCTTTTAACTTAGAGGGTGGTTTAGTTTTAAACCGCTCTACTTTTATGATGCAGCCAGGTGAAGCACTACAGTTAGAAAATTTTGAGCCTGATATACAAGGTGGTTACAGAAGAATTAGTGGACACACTAAATTTATAAATCATATTATTCCTCAAACTAGTTCTTCATCTGAAAAAGTATTAATGGTTTCTATTTTTGATAATAAAGTATTAGCCGCTAGAGGAGAAAAAATATTTAGTTCTGCATCTACAGAATTATCTTTAGGTGTTCTTTCTACTACAGCTATGACAGGATCAGGAACACTTACAGTAGATACTACTTCGGGTTTTTCTTCTAGCGGTACACTGCAAATAAACTCTGAAATATTTACTTATACAGGGGTAACAAGTAAAACATTTACTGGTGTTACTCGTGCTACGTCTTCAACAACAGCGGCTACTCACTCTATTGATGATGTAGTATCAGAGAGTTGGACAGAAAGAGACAGTGGTAGATCCAATGCAGGTAAATATAATTTTGAAAGATTTAATTTTGATGGCAATGATAAAATTATATTTGTTGATGGTGCTAATGCACCCGTAGTTTTTAATACATCTTTAAGTGCAACAGATGTTAGTGAAAGCGCTGTGTCTGGATCTAAGTTCGTTGCTGCTTATAGAGAGCATATGTTTTATGCAGGTAAATCTTCTACACCTCAAGAGATAGTATTTAGTAAGCCTTTTGACGAAGATGATTTTACGGCAAGTGATGGTGCAGGTAGTATTAAAGTAGACGATACCATCGTAGGTTTAAAAGTGTTTCGTGATAATTTATTTATATTTTGTGAAAATCGTATCTTTAATTTAACAGGGTCATCATTAAGTGATTTTGCTATTAAACCCGTCACAAGAAATATTGGTTGTATTAATGGTGACAGTATTCAAGAATTTGCAGGTGACTTAATATTTCTTGGTCCTGATGGCTTAAGAACTGTTGCTGCTACCGCTAGAATTGGTGACGTTGAACTAGGAACAATTACACGTAATGTGCAATCTTTATTTGATGAAAACATTAGGGATGCATCTTTATTTGATAGTGTAGTTATACCGGATAAAACACAATACAGAATATTTTTTACAAAAGATGGGCAGGTAGATCGTCTTACTAAAGGTGTTATATGTGTGATGAAAGGTCAGAGTTTTGAGTTTTCAGAAATAAAAGGTGTAAAGCCTTCTTGTACAGATACTTTTATTGAAGCAGGAAATGTTTTAGTTTTACATGGTGATTTTTCTGGATATATACATAGACAGGAAAAAGGTAACACGTTTGATGGAACTACTATTTTTGGAAAGTATAGAGGGCCAGATTTGGGCTTTGGTGACGCAGGTATAAGAAAACATATGCACAGAGTTATTGTTAACTTTAAACCTGAATCTGCTATAGCTGCAGACTTGATAGTTAGATATGATAACGAATCTCCTGATTCAGCAAGACCTGCAGTATATCCTTTAGCATCAACTGCTCTTGCTGCACAGTACGGAACTGCAACATATGCTGTATCAGGGGCAGCAACAAACTCTGTATATGGCGGTTCTTCACAGCCGTTAGTTAGACAATCAGTTGAGGGATCAGGTTTTACCGTAGCATTAAGAGTCAATGATAATGGTGTTACTGCACCGTACTCACTGAAGGGTTTTCAGTTAGAGTATCAAGTAGGAGCTAGACGTTAAATGGGTAGTACTTATACAAGACAGTCATCTTATACTGATGGTGATGTAATTCAAGCATCAGATACAAATGATGAATTTGATCAGCTTTTAGCTGCTTTTGCAGCAGACACGGGACATACCCACGATGGCACAACTGCTGAAGGTGGACCTATTACTAAACTACTAGGTAATACTCTTACCTTTGGTGCAGGTACAGCAGGTACAGATATTACGATTACTTTTGATGGTGAAACTAATGATGGTGAACTAAAGTGGATGGAGGATGAGGACTACTTTGAGTTCTCTGATGATATACTTATTGCCTCTACAGAGAAGCTACAGTTTCGTGACACAGCTATTTATATTAACTCTAGTACAGATGGACAGCTTGACATTGTAGCTGATACATTAGTGCAGGTTGCTACAGCAGCATTTACAGTTGATGCAAGTGGTGACATTACATTAGATGCTGGTGGTGCAGATGTTGTACTAAAAGATGATGGCACACAGTATGGTGCTCTTACTAACACATCAGGTAACTTAATTATTAAGTCAGGCACTACTACTGCCATGACATTTAGTGGTGCTAATGTTACCTTTGCTGGCACTGTTACTATTGGTAGTGCAGAAATATCTGAGGCAGAGTTAGAGATACTTGACGGTGCTAATGTTACGACAGCAGAGTTAAACATTATGGATGGTGATACTTCTGCTACATCAACTACAGTAGCAGATGCCGACCGTGTTGTCTTTAATGATGCTGGCACTATGAAGCAGGTAGCAGTAACAGACCTTGCTGCATACTTTGATGATGAAATAACTGCAATGCCTAATCTAGTTACTACTGCAGCTACAACTGTAGGAGCACTTAACTCAGGTAGTATTACATCAGGCTTTGGTACTATTGACACAGGTTCATCTACTATTACTACTACAGGTTTAATCTCTGGTGGTTCTCTTGATATAGATGATGTACTTATTAATGGTACTACTATTGGTCATACAGATGATACAGACTTAATTACTCTTGCTAATGGTGTAGTGACCGTAGCTGGTGAAGTTTCTATGACTACCTTAGACATAGGTGGTACTAATGTAACATCTACAGCAGCAGAGTTAT